GGTACCACTTTGATTAAATTGAGTTGCATAAGGTTTATTATATACACCTTGATCTACCCAAGTAGTTCTTGGAAACAATGAGTTATCATTTGTAGTCCATACTCCACCTGGAATGTTTTGAGAATCTCTTGTGTTATAAGTTACAGATCTATCTATAAAATTACTTGAACTCGAAGGATAGAACCAAGTTATTTCATTAAATTTATCATTTACACCAGCGTGAACTATAAGTTCTGAACTATTATTTAAATTACCAAATACATCGTCTTCAACTAAACATGGTAATTTTTTAACTGATGCACCATCAAAATAAAAGAAACTATCTTCTGACATCCAATAAATTATACCATCTACTTCAATAGCAGCGTGTTGAGATATTAATCCGCAGTTTGTACCTACTTGTTCAAAACCGAATGTAAAAGGTGCTCCAATAAATCTCATGGTAAATAATGCGGTATCAGACCAAATGTAATTACCATTTCTACCTCTTAACACTCCTACTATTTTAGATCCATCTGCAAGTCTTTGCGTGCCTGCAGTATTTGTTGCAGTGGGAGTATAAGTATTTATATCTTCTTGATCAGAAAATCTTAAAAACATTGCGTCTTGTGAATTGGTTGTACCTATACTTGTCTCAGTTCCAAAGAAACATAAGTGTCTATCAGGGGTAGATACTAATAGATCTCTTGAAGCAGTAGGTGCATTTGTAATCAATGTGGCTCGAAGTGGTGTGGATATTGCTCCTGAAGCTGTTGGATCCCATTCTACCGCAACACTATTAAATATTAATGCAATTAATTTTTGTCCAAAATTAGTTAGTCTCCATTGAGCAGGCTCAATATCAACGCCCAATCCACTAGCTTGTCCCCAAGGGACATAGTTAGTTGCATTAGTTACGGTTGATCCATCTGCGTGAGTTGCATCTGTTGTTCCTTGAGCACCTCTACCTAAAGTTTGTAATACATTACCAGCTTTATTAGCATATGTAATAAGTTCAGTTCCTATTAAAACTGTTCCTGATGTTGGAAATAAACTAGCATCTGTAAGTGTTACAGAAGTTGTATGGCCTGCAGCAAGTGTTCCACCATTATTCATAGTAGTAAGTGCTGGATTTAAAACTGTACCTCCATAATATCCTGTACCAAAACCAAAACCAGGTACCTGCGTAGTGTTACCAACTACATAATAAAAGTCCAAGGTCGCGGATCCGGTAGTCGTGAATGCGCTCGCTGCTCCCTCATTAGAGGGCATTTGTATTGTAAAAGTTGTGGATGTTGGTACTGTTTGTACTTCAAATGTATTAGTAAAATCTGCAGCTGTGAATGAGGATGAACCTGGAATACTAGCTACATTAGAAAAAACAATTAAATCACCAACAGATAATCCTGTTGATGAAGGACAAGTTACTGTTACAATATTTGAATTGTTGGTTGTTGTAAAACAACTTGTTAAAGATTGTTGTCTAGAAGTTTCTAAAGGATGTATATCATAAAATGCACCCTCATAATAAATATATAGAATTTTACTTGTTCCAATAGCAGCATATTTGTTACCTGCTAAATCAAACCATGTATGTTGATCTCTTGCTACACCCACTAAAGTGTTGGTACCTAACTGTTCCCAACCACCAATTTTTTCAGGTAATCCATATCTAAACCTTACATTTTCACCATTAACCCATCTACCTTCCGCACCAGTCTCGGTTAATTGTTTATCAAATCCAGGTATTAATTGTACTTTTGCTAGAGCCATAAAAGTAGTATATTATAAAAGATTACTTTTTGAAACCCTTGAACCATGCAGGAAGACCAATAAATGGCCTTTTATCAAATTCATTTTCTTTGGCCATTTTAGACCCTTTTCTGTTATAATGTAAAAAAACTTGTCCACACGTATCTCCTTTAAATTCTTCTCTCCAATGTTCCAAATCACACCCAGAATATATTAACATATCACCAGGTTTTAATATTATCTTTATACCAGCTTGACCTTCTTTACCTGTTGGATCAACAAATATAGGCCAATCCTCTCCTCCCAAATTTAAGGTAGTAGATATTTCACAGCTAAACCTGTCTTTGTGTCTAGCTAATACATCTCCTTTTTTATAAATTCTTGCATAAGAGTATGTTTCAGATAATTTAATATTTGTATGTTTTTCCATAATTGGTTTTACTTTTTGTAATAGTGTTTCCATAACTAAATCACCGTAATGCGAATAAGTGTTGGGCACTTGTTCATCGTTCCATACACCCCAATACTCTGTAAATGGTGATATATATTTCTGATCAAATAAAAATCTTGCTGTTCTTCTTTTATTTAAAAAATAGGCAAAACAAAAATCAGCCATTTCTTTACTGATAGCTTGTTTTAAAACAGTGTATTTATTTTTTTTGAATGACATTATCTTCTCCTTTGTATTGTAAAACAGAATTTGGTATTGCTTGACAGTTCCAATGTATAAATCTAAATGGTTCATATCCTAAATCAACAAGATATTGATGTGGCATGTAAGACGGAAAAAATATCATTCTACCGGGTTTTGCTTGGTAAAAAATTTGAGAACTAGCATATGATACTTTTGATTTATCTTTTTCCGGTAAAAGATTCATCATATTACCTGCTCTAGGATCTTCAAAAACTGGTAAGGATGTTCTTTCGCTAGCTTTCAAAAAATAAAAACCAGATATATGACCATTCCAATGAGTGTGTAAAGTATGGTGTCCACCACCATCTTTTGCAAATTCTTGTACCCACATTTCAGTAATAAACACACGATAGTTAGTTAAGTCAAATCCCATTTCGTTTAATAAATTATGGGCAGTGCCTCCCACATAGTCTTGCAATTTTTTAAATTTAGGATCTCCAATTAAAGAATTTGAATGAAATACCTGTCCCATATCTCCTTTGTTTCCAAATTTCTTATTACGTGAATCTCTATCTTTTTTTAAATTTTTATTTGCTATTTTAATATATTTATCAGAGGCTTTATTTAATGAAGATACATATTTTGGTTCATCAGCAAACCAAATAGGACATTTAAAATATTCTTCTACACTTAAATTTTTTGGAAAACTCATTTATACGGCCAACCTAAATTCCATATTACTAAACTATGTCTTGATCCTTTTTTTACAGGACATACCCTATGCCACACAAAACCTGGAAATACTACTAAAGAACCTTTTGGTAGTATTTCTTTACATTTTTTAACATTTCTTTTTTTATCTGGATCTAGATTTCTAAAATCAAATTCTAGCTCTCCACCTTTATAATCTTTAGGATCAGATAATGTTACTGTTACAGATAGTTTTCTAATCTTTCCATGATCAGGTAAATTTGGGTTATCTCGCATGTATGGTTTATCCCAACCATCACAATGCCAATCATAATATTGACCTTTTTCATATTTAGTAAATTGACATGCTTCTGAATAATCCCATTGAAAATTCCATCCTGCATCAAAATTTGCTTGACGAATATAAGGGTGTATTTCTTTATAGATCCAACGATCATTCATCCAAACAATGTTAGAATCTCTTTTCTTTTTTAAATCTTTAATTTGTTTTTGATTTAATTTTTTGTTACCAAAACCACTTGTTACTGCCATTTGATCTTGTAAAGATTTTCCATATTTAACTATATCATCACATATTCTATGTGGAATTGCTGATTGAAAAAACCAATAATGATTTGAAAGATTCATAAAACTATATTAATTCAATATAACTTTACCTATGAAATTGTCAACGTTCCAGATACTGTGAATGTAGCAATTTTATCGCCACCTGGATGAGCTGCTGTTAAATTTGTTCCTGGAGATACTGCTAATGTGTAAGCAGATGGAGTTCTAACAATAACAACTCCTGATCCACCAGCACCAGAAGTATTAGTAGGTCCCGGACCACATGATGATCCTCCACCTCCACCACCAGTGTTTACTGTTCCTGCAGTTGCAGCCGGTAATTCACCACCAGGACCACCGCCTGATCCACCACCACCTGATCCACCAGATCCAACTGGTGCAGAAGTAGGATTGAAACTAGGTCCTGTAACACTTCCTCCGCCACCACCAGAAAACGTTGTAACTGAAAAAGGTGTTCCGCATGCATTAATTGTATTTGGTGCTCCAGCTCCACCTGGTCCACCAGTGCTACTACCGCCGTTAGAACCTGAACCAGTTGCTCCACCACCACCGCCACCACCATAACCATTACCACCTCCACCTTGGTGACCATTACCACCAGCGTTTCCTTGAGGAGGACTTACTGGGGGAGTATTTCCTGAACCAGAACCACCTGTTCTTCCAGGATTACCATCAAAATTTCCACCTCCTCCACCACCAGAGCCACCACTTATTGCTGCCATTATAGGTGCAGGAATTGAACCTGGACTTTCATTATGATAATAACCAGATCCACCACCAGCTGATGTAATTTTATCTGATCCGTCTGAAGAACCACAAACGTTTAAAACTGAATCACTACCTTTTCCTCCACAAACAGGAGTTGGACTTCCTGTTCCACCTCCTCCTACTGTTATATTAATAACACCAGTTTCTAAAGTTAATGCACTTGCTTGTAATGGAGAAGGACCATAACCTGATGCACGATATCCTCCAGCGCCTCCACCACCTCCAGCATAACCTGTTTGTCGTCCAGCACCACCTCCACCAACAACTAAAAAATTTACACCTGGTACTTGAACTGTTCCATCTGGCCATGTGTTACAAGATATTGCAGAAAATACACTTT